TAGCGGTCTGGATACTTACGCTGGAAATTAGAGATAATATCCAGAGCTGTAGTAGTTTTTCCGCTCTGAGGTAATCCTACCAGCTCAATCATACGCCCCTCAGGTACTCCGCCTCTGGTTAGGTAATTCATCTGAGGAGAGGAGTAGGGGATAAACTCAATCCCCTTAAGATCACTGGCTTTACGGATAATATCCGTTTTGTATTTCTTGCTTACCTCAGCTATGAGGGTATCAATGTCTGCCACAATTACTCACTCCTTTCCACTTTAGCAAACCTCCCACAATGGCACTCTCCGCTATGCTCCTGCTCTCTAAACTCTTTACAGACACACTTAGTATCCTCGTTTTTCTCGATAGCACACGGACAGTACCCACCGTTTTCCGTGACAAGATGTTTAATATCTGGGTTTATCTCAATAATTCTCACAGGCTCTCCTCCAATTCTTTAAGTATTTCATCAGTAGTAGCCCACAGCTCTACCTCTTTATCCGTGATACCTAGCGTATAATCTATTTTTACTGGGTTTCTCACTATAATAATATCTACCGCCCCTCTCTCGTTAGGGCTAAAGAGTACAGCTCCATCATTACATATAAAAGCTGTTTCTCCTGTAATCTCTATGCCTCTCTTTTCTAGTTCCTCCAGAAACTTAGATACCTTTTCCTCAACTGTTTCCACCGCTTACGCCTCCTATTTATTCAAAATACTTACAGTAAAAGCTCTCTGGATCCTTAAGCTCAAGATCTACCAGCTTACTCTCTGTGTTAAGGATGAGCTTGCTTACGCTGTTATCTATCCCCTCTACCATAATAGGGATAAACTCCTCTAGCTCAGCTCCTACCGCCTGTAATACCTCTTTCTGCCTTTTCTGAGAAATTCCGTACCCAGCTAAGAGGCTCTCCAGCTTGCTCATCTTCGGGAGCGTAAGCCCCTCTCTGATAGCCTCACTTAGATTACCGCCCTCTACCAGCTTATAAAGTTCCTCACTTACTGTACTCTCAAATATTTCGGAGCTCTTTAGGCACTTACCGTTATTGCTAAACCTACACCATCTACAATTATGGTATAACTCATCTGTCCTAGCCATTATTGCTCCTCTCTGGGTACATAGCTATCCTTACTAAAGCGGTTAAGATCTACCTCAGCGATACGCTTACTAAGAGCTTTCTTTAATCCGCTGTAGATCTTCTCCGCCATCTCCAGCTTTACCTTAAGGGTGTTGTAGGCTCTCCTGTAGATAGCCTCTACCAGAGCCTTATCCTCCGTGAGCTGTTCCACTTGGGCCTTTTTCTCTGGTACGGTACCAGATACCTTAAGCATAGCCTCATTTTGAGCATTTTTCTTACTGTTAGAGGCTAGATCTGCTTGCATACCCAGCTCCTCTACTCTTTGCCCTGCATAGTACATAAGGGCAGGGATCTTTACACAGTAATACTCTATCTGGCTATCTGGAATATCCTCTATAGAGTTTTCTCCGATACTCTCCATAATAATATCCAGCTCCGATATAGCACTATCAAGATCCTTACAGTGCTCCTCTATAAGCTGATTAGAGAGCCTCACTACAGGGGAGCTCTCCTCTTGTACCTCTTTTATGAGTTTACTAAGTATCTCGTTTACCGCCATTTTCCAGCATCTCCTCTCTTAGTTTGGTAGATAGCTCTTTAAGCTGTGTAAAGTGGGTACCCATATACCTAGAGTAAGGGTTTCTATCAAAATGCCCATCACGCTCTAAATATAATAAAATTGTACAGAGAGTTTCTAAAATCTCATGCAGTATCAAACTCTGTAATTTAATATAATCACGCAATCTCTTAAACATCCTCTACACCTGCCTCCGCTTTAATCTCTTTTACGCAATCTGCACAGTAGCACTCCTCATAGCCCTCTACCTTATACAGAAAACACATCCACACCCTATTCCATTTGCCTTTATCGGAGCATCTCTTACAGGAGCCTTGCCCCTCTCCGCTACACTTAGTTACTTCCATACATAATACCTCTCTAGCCAGCTCCTCAAATCGTAGGAGTAGCGTACAATCTTTTTAGTTTGCTGGATCCTCTCCCCGTACTCCCTGCACCATTCTACAGGGATACTCTTACGCCCGTTAGATCTTGCCACAAAATCCCCCTCTGTATTGAGGGTATAATACCATGTAACCAGATCCTTAAAATCAATGTAGTAAGTTTCCTCTAAATCTCTGTAATTGAGGAGAAACCCACAGTACACTCCAACATAAGTACTTGCCTTATTCATTCCCTTAAGCTGGCTGTTACGAATCTTAGATAGGGGAATACTCTTACCTTTATGAGTTTTGAGCTCCCAGAGAAAGGTATACGGGAGTTTATATAGCCTAAAATCCGCTGGGTTAGATACGCCAAAAAATCCAGCGGTATCATCCTTATACCGCTCTACAAAAAACTCTGAGGGAATAGAGGCTTTTATATCGTGCTCAAAGAGTTTTCCCTCATCTTTTTTCTTTTTCTGCTTACCTGCCATTAGCACTCGCTCCTAGCACATAATACATCCTTTTGAGCCTCTCGCACCGCCTTAGCCATTTCTCTAGCAAAGGCTTTCTCTACGGCTATCTCTACGGATTTCGCTACGGCTATCTCTACGGATTTCGCTACAGCCTCCTCCTGCTTTTGTATAGCCTGTTTGATCTTAGCTGTAGAGGCTGTTTTAGGGCTCTCCTGTGCCTTTTTAGCTTTAGAGGTATCCTTGCCTACCCCTTTTCCTTTTGGGGCTCTCTGGGCTTTCTTAGGCTCCTCTGGAGGGTTAGGATGCACCCACTTACCCTCATCTACTAACTTGCACTCATTCTTATATTTACAGTAAGTGCATTTATCCTCATTCTTTACTGGAGGAATACCTGTTTTACAGGCGGTATTTACCGTATGGATCTTAGCCCTTACTCTCTCTTTCATCTCATCGGTAATTTTCCAGAGGTATAGCTTTTTCTTACAGAAATTACGATCCTCATACAGAAAGAGTACATAATCAATCCCTAAGCCCATACCATAGCTAGTAGCTTGCCACTTATGATCCTCTTTAGGCTCATAGCGGTTACTAAATTGGTAAGTACTCTCTGTTTTAATCTCCAGTATTACCTCTTTCCCCATAAAGCGGATTACACCATCTGGCTGGAAAAAGATACTAAGCTCGTCATTTTTACACCTTGCCTCTGTGTGATCCTCATTCCACCCCAGAAACTCCGTTTTAATGCCTCTCTGGTTAGCCTCTTTTACTACCTCCTCCAGATCTAAGCACTCTACGCCCTCCATCATTTCTACAATGTGCTGTATGTCTAAGTGCCTATCTGTACCGCTCTGGCAAATCTCAATAAGCGGTACATCTGATTGCTCCCCGTTGAGGGATCCGCTATGTACTCTCTGGAAAAAGATCATTCTCTCACAGCCATACATAGAGCTAGGGCGGATATAATCGGAGGGAGCTACCTGCCTCTCTGCCAGCTCCTTACGCCTTACTGCATCCTCATACTCTTTAAGAAAGTTATCCTCAAAGGAAACGCTCTCAGCATTTTTCCCTTGTGCTACTTTCAATAGGGATTTTAAGCCCATTATCCTTTACCTCCTGTTATATTTGATACCTAACATAATCACAATACCTCCCATTTTTTAGATAGAAAAAGAGGAGCCTTTTACAGCCCCTCTCTACTCTTAATAGTTTGTAATAAGCACCTCTACATCTCTGCTATCTCTGCTTTTCTTTTGATAATTACAGTTATTGTAGGTACTCTCCATATAATGCACATGATACTTTTTAGCCCACTCCGTTAATGCATCATTGGATTTTCCTTTACTCTCCATCATATTAGATAGGGCAAACTTAACCCCAGCTCTATCAAGGGTATCCAGCCTCTCAAAGAGTTTCTTATCATCCTCCGCTGTCCATCCATTAAATCCCCGTTTACCATCGTTATAAACTGCACAGGTTACTAAATACGGAGGATCACAATACACTAGATCACCCTTTCCTAGCCCTGCTATATTTACCCTCTTAAAATCCTTAGCGGAAAACTCTATATTTATCTCCTGTAGCCTGTTCACAAAAGCTACAAATTTCTCTCTAAGAGCTGGATTAAAGCTACTCCGATCCCTGCCAAAAGATCCGTTAAACTCCCACTTACTGTTAAATCTAATCTGGGAATTAAAAGAGTAGCAAATCAATGTATATAACAGAAGCGGATCCATGACAGTAGCAGTATTGTACAGCTTTCTTAGCCTTAAAAACCCCTCTTTATTATCTTGTGTAAGGCTATACCGCTCTATATACTGATCAATTATTCTGAGGCATTCTGTAGCTCCACAGCTCCTAAACGCCCCTAGCATCTCTGGTACTTGCCATACTACATCATTATAAATAATATGCTTAGCCTCTACATTTACAGCTACATTCCCTCCGCCCCCAAATAGATCTACAAAAGTATTTATATCCTTAGGGAATAGCTCCAGTAATTGGGGGAGGAGCTTAAACTTACCGCCTGTATAATTAAGAGGGCTCTTAATATACTCCATACAGAAAAACCTCCTTTAGTGATACTTAATATAATCACTAAAGGAGGTTATTTTTAGATATTACTCAATTTCCTCTAGATACTCAGTATTGAGGCTTTCCCCATACCAAACATCAGAGATCTCAGCATCTACGCTCATAGGGAGGTTAATTAGGCTACGCCCTACTCTTTTCATGGTTTCGGTAAGGAGCTCTGCCCCTGCCTTTACATTAGCCTCTGGTACCTCCATAATGAGCTCATCGTGTACAGTAATAATCATATGGCAATCAAGCTCTTTATAGAGAGGATCCCTGTATATAGCGATCATAGCCAGCTTCATAATATCAGCGGAGCTACCCTGTATTACAGCGTTAAGGCTCTGCCTGTGAGCCTCTTGATAGCGGTAATCATCGTGATCTGGGATCTGCATATCTGGGAGCCTACGCTTTCTGCCACAGATAGTAGTTACATACCCATACTCCTCCGCCATCTTTTCTACCTTAAGGCGGATCTGCTGGATCTTCGGGAAACTCTTATAAAAATCATCTATAAGCTGTTGAGCCCAATCTGCACTCCTATCAAACTGCTCTCCGATAGCCTTAGCTCCTCTTTCGTACATGATGCCTAAGAGTACGCTTTTCATAGTAGTACGCCTGTGCTTACCCTCTGCATTAACGGTACCATCTGGATAAAACTCTCTACAATCCTCATAGGGCACACCGTACACCTTAGAGCCCATGATAGCATACAGATCCTTACCGTGAATGTACGCATCCTGCATAGCCTCATCTCCAGAGATAAAGGAGAGTACTCTAGGCTCAATCTGGCTAAAATCTCCGCCTATCATTTTATAGCCCTCTCTAGCCCTAAAGATCTTGCGGATCCGCTTTTCATGGCTGGGGATATTCTGGAGGTTAATCTTAGTAACCTTATCACTGGAGGAGAATCTACCAGTTTTGGCTCCGTACTGGTTAAAGGTAGTGTGTACTGCGTTTGTTTTCTCACACTTTACCGCTGGGATCTTATCAATATAAGTACCTAATAACTTTCCGCACTCCTTATATCTCTGGTAGTTATCCAAAAACTCTATAAACTCCAGCCCCTTTTTGGTGCCAGCCTTTTTAGCCTTATTTCTATGGAGCTGAATGATCTTATCTCCAGTACCTCTAGGCTCTTTTCTGGATACGCTCTTAAGCTGAAATACATCATATAGCAAACAAGCTACCTGCTGAGGGCTATTATAGTTGATTTTCTTAGTGCCCTTTGTGAGCCTCATAAGTGTAGCGTTTTCCTCTATAAACTTATCAAACTTAGCTACATAGGCATCACAGAGAGCCTCTTTCTCCGCCATTTCCGCATTAAACTCTACAGAGAGCTCTTTAGCGTAATCCTCACGAATTGCCACGCCTCTAAGCTCCATATCCATACACACATCAATAAGAGGCATCTCCACCTCTCTAAATACATAATAGAGCTTTCTAAAGTCTGCTCTAGCGTGATCCTCTCTTAAAAATTGTTTCTGGAATTGATACAGAGCCCATGTTTTGAAACCGTCATTAGCACCGTAAATAGCAAATATCTCAATAGGGATATAATTACAGGGGATATCTTCAAACAAATCACTAAAGGTTTCGTCTGAGCCCTCCCCATTGAGGATATACTTGTTATACAGGGGCTTAAGGCTGTGGGGCTCATTCTCGTTAAGGAGCTGTGCTCCTATCTGTGTATCCCACCATACATTAGCGATCCTCTGCCCCCAGTTAAAGGTAAGCATTTTATCATCAAACTTAATATTGTGGTTAATACACTTAAGGCTCTCATTAGCTAAATAGGGGAGCATGATCTCTTTTACCTGCTCCTCCGTCATTTGATCGGGTACTCTCACATTATGGAGATCCGTATGATTAAACGGTACATAGGCACTGGGGAGATCTGGGTTATACAGACAGATACCTACCAGAATATCATTATAAACATCTAGCCCAGTACTCTCTATATCCAGTACATACTCCCCATACCCGTTTACATAGGTTTCCATAAACTCCTTAAGCCTCTCTGGAGTGCGGATAACCTCATACTCTCCCTCAGCCTTAAGCCTACCGCTCTTTACCAGCTCACTAATAACCTCCAGCCCCTTAATAAGGGTATTCTGGTTACGCTTAACTGCGATATTACATACTTTCCTATGAGCCAGCCTAGAGCTAATATCATCAATCCCTACCGCCTCTCTGCTCATATCCATTTTAATACTTTCCCTTGCCATCCTTTACCTCCTGCTCTTATTTTCCTTTTGGCAATGAGGGCACAGGCATCCAGTGTGTTGCCCCACCTGTTATCTCCATAAAGTGCTCCGCATCTCTAAAACAGACAACGCCCATATCCCACTCCATATCTCCCTCATAGGGCGTAAAATAAATACACAAAGTATTTTCCATTGGCAACCGTGCATTAACAGAGATCCACTTATCTGCTAGCCCATCGGCATACCCCTTAACATATCCATTGTTATACGATATTTCTGTAGCTGTATGAAGATCCATTTCCGTTACCTCCTTATTACGAAAAAGGGGAGAGGCTGTTTTACTTGCCTCTCCCTTGAGTAGTCGTGCTTACTTAGAAAACTCTGCTAGCACTGGAGCCCCCAGAGCTCTCCTCAGTATCTCCGCTCTTTTTAAGCTGTAATCTGCCCTCAATAGCCTTAATTTGATCCTCACGGTTAAGATCCAAAATGAGGGAGCCTACCAGATTTTGAGGAGAGGGGATATCACGCTCACTCTTATCCTTAGGGAAAAACTGGTAAGTAGTCTTAAGAGAGCCCTTAGCTCCGCTACGCTTGATCTTAATATCACGCTGGGTAAGATCTCCGTACTCTCCAGCTAAGCCGATCATGTTCTTGATATCCGTCAAGCCACGCTCCCAGAGCTGTACCTGCTTATCCTTATCTCTCTCATCCAGATTAACCATCTGGAGGAACATTCTAAGCTGAGGCTTATTACCAGCTCTACAGAGCTCACAGCTCTCTCCCTTACACAGTACAGTACGATCTCTACCAGAGCCATCTACATCCAGCTTGTGTACCTCATAGATAGGGAAGTCAAACTTAGGCTCCTGTGTGCCCTCCTCTACGCCTACCTCTCCTCTGTGGAGGAGGCGTACCGTAGCGGTATCTCCGTCATCCTTGAGCTGAAACCAGCCAGCCTTAGTAACTCCTCCATTATCGTACTTGTTTAACAAATCCTGCAAGCCCATTTTTTAAGTCCTCCTATTATGTCCTTTTATTAAAATTATGTATTTATGGGTTTCAAAGCATCATAGTTTTAATAGCCCCTGCCATTGAGTTAATGGCAAAACGCTTATTTACCAATCTGCCAACTACTACATCAGCATTACGCTCATCCTTTTTAATGAGCACTACTGCCTCTCCTCTTATGACAGCTAACAGCGTTCTAACAGCTCTAATCAATAAACATCCGCCTCCCTTGTGTTGATACTTAACTTAATCAGTTACAGCGGTTTTATTTAGAAAGAAACTCCTGCTAAAACAAACTTTTTTTTGATACTCTTGAAATAATAGTTAGCTGTGGCTGGAGTACAATTAAGAGCCTTTGCTACAGCTCCCTTAGAGCCTCCCTCCATAAGGATGGTTACTGCTACCTGCTCCTTTTCGTTGAGGCGGAGGGATCTAAGCAAATCAAAAAACTCAAAATCCCGTACATCCTCACACTCTACTGTGAATGTGCTATCCAGCTCACATCCGCCCTCTTTGTTAATCTCTGTAAGAGCCTCATAAGAGGAGGGAGTGGAGCCCGTGTACCGCTTCTTTCTGGTAGCCTCATTGTAGAGGCGGTTTAGATGCTGGCGTACATACGCCTTAAGGAGAGTGGTAAACGCTAAGCCTCTAGCCTCATCAAAATCCTCAATAGCCTTTAACATCGGCATATAGCTCTCAGCTATGAGATCCTCGTACTCACTATTGGGAATAGTAGCCAGATAGGGCTCTACCAATAGTCTGAGCAACGGGGTATTATTCTTGATAATCTCCGCTAAAAAGCTCTCGTTTCCGCTTTCCTTGTAGTTTCTAACTAGATCCTCATTGTTGTATACTCTTGCTGTCATCATGATGTCCTCCTGTTGTAGTCCTGTTGTAGTCCTTTAATATCCTGTGAGATGATCTTTCCAGCCATCTCCAAACTGTTTTACTAGGTCGTTAATGTCTTTTAGGTCTGTGTGCCATCGGAGATTAGTAAACCTAAACCCTTTAGGTATCAGTAAACGCTTTATCTGGGAGGCTCCTTTTCTCCCTGCCTCATCGTTATCTGTAGCCAGAACAAACCTCCTAAAAGGGGATCTCTCCAGCTCTCTACATTGCTCCTCCGATATGTGAGAGCCCATAAGGGCTATAGCTAAGCCCCCGTAGGCTACGATACTAAGAGCATCTATCTCACTCTCAGTAATCCAGATCTCACTATCTGGAGTGGGCACTCCGCTGGAAAACCGCCCGTTACAGAGCTCCCATAAGCCAAAGATCTTAGAGCTCTTATCAATGTCCTTAGCGTTATAAAAGTGCTTTCCTGCAATGCTCCTGCCCTTGTAAAAAGCAACTTTCCCATCCATTCCCCGTACAGGGAAAAGTACGGTATTATCCTCTGGATCAAAGCCCAGCTTATACGCCTCTAGGATCCAGTAGGGGAGCTTTCTCTTATGTAGGTACTCACAAGCCTCCGCACTATTGAGTAGAGCGGTATGGTACCTATCTACCAGCTCCTCATCCATTGAGGAGCCTTTCTGGGCTTGTCCTCTGTAGAGGTTAAGCTCCATAGGCTCCCTCTCTTTGGTGGAGTAGTTATACCTGCCTACCAGCCACTTATAGCCAGCTAGGGGATTACTGAGCCCCAGCATATCCGCTACAAACTGTGGGAGATCCGCTGTATAACCACAGGTAAAGCAGTGTACCGTACCTGCCTCATAGTGCTTTCCGCTTACTGTTTTCTCGTACTTACTCACACCGCAAGAGGGGTTACGCTCCTTGCCTCCGCCATGAAATGGGCAGGTGCACATAAGATCCGATCCAGTATCTTTTACCTCCCTTAGTAGCCCTGTACCGTAGAGCTGGAGCTTAATATCCTTAACTACCTGCTCTACGGTAGCTACTACGGGCATCCGCCATACCGTTATCATTTCTTCGATTTCTTAGGAGCGGTAAGTTTTAGCACTACTACCTCAGTTACCTTTAAGCACTCCATGAGTACCTCCTGTGGAAGTGTGCCAGCCTCTACAGCCTTAAGGGTAGCCTCCTCATCCACAGCCTCTACCGTCTTAATGCAATCGGTTAAGCCTCTGTTACGGAGCTCCTCTAAGAGCTTAGGCTCATCAATACTCTTTCGCTCCTGCAAGATCCGCTCAAATCTGTATCCTGCATCATCGGTAAAATCTTTCTCTCCAGCCTCCGCCATAGCATCCTTGAGGAGTGCTTTATACTTTTCCTCCTCTTTCTTTGCTTGTTCAAAGGCTAGCTTTCTGGCTTTATAAGCCTCGTAAATTTCTTGCAGTTCCATCTATGTTTTCCTCCTAAGATAATCATTGTATGGCTAAAACTATTGTTAAACAATAGTCTGTACCTAAAAAAAGATAGCAAAACCCAAAACAGTATCAATTGCTACTGTTGAACAATATATCAGAAGTTTGTACTGTTGTCAAGAGCAAAACTCTGTTAAACAATATTAGAATTAAATTTTTCTTTACTTTTCTACTGTTTTACTGTATAATGCAAGTAGAAAGGAGGTGTAAGTATGAGCAATAACAATGACCTCGCTACCAATTTTGCAAAAACCCTAAACTACTATATAGCCACATCTGGAAAGACTAAAAAGGAGATAGCCGATGCCATAGGTGTACCTCCTACAACCTTTTCCGCATGGAGCAAAGGTAGACACTTGCCAGATATGGACAGGCTCCAAACCTTAGCTAACTATCTACAGGCTCCTGTAGCTCAGTTTTTCGATTTTGCAGAAGTCACAGAAAAACCAGATCCGCTTTTAAGTGAGATGATGGAGCTATATCCTCAGCTATGCAATGAGGATAAACACATGATAAGATCCCTAACCGTTAGAATGTTAAAGCTGTACAAAGAGTAGAAATAGCAATTCCGTCTCTACAGGATTGCTTCTCTGTTAAACAGAGATATTAGGGTATAAAAGACAGAGGTAGCCTATAATCCTAGCAAACCTCTGTTTTGGTGGTACTATATCTCTATTAAACAGAGATTTCAAGAGGTGTTAGCGATTATTTACAATTTGTTCACAATTTAACGGAGATCAATCTCTGTTTTGTGGAGCTAATTGCCGTTTGCAAAACAGCTAAAACCCATTTCTAAAAGAAAGGAAGCGTTACCGCATGACTAAGACTTTCTCTAAGGCTCTTAATTACTATCTGGAGCTTAGAGGCAAAACCCAGCAAGATCTCATAAATGATCTAAACTTTAGCTCCTCTACCGTATCCCAATGGTGCAACGGAAAAACTATCCCTCGCATGGATCGTATTAAGGCAATCGCTACATATCTCGGAATTGATAAGACAGAGCTACTAAAAGATCCAGAGGTTTTCTCTAAAGAAAAATTCACAGCGGATCCCTATCTTATAGCGGAGCTATTAAAGCGTAAATCCGCCCTCTATGAGCTATTCAAAATCTCTATTACACTGTCCGATAAAGATCTAAAACTGCTAACCAAATTAGCCCTCAGAATAAACGAATTGCATGAAAAGTAAATCCCTGTATATATTCTTCGTATAAGCTAGTTACAAAGTTACACCTGTCTCTTTTACTCTATCCTTAAGAGCTGTGCGGTTCCCCTCTCTGGTAAAATCAATGTAAGCTAGGGGGATACTGTACAGCTCACTAAGTTTCTGGGCGTTCTCCATATTGGGAGCTGTTCTCCCAGATTCCCAGCTTACCAGTGTTTTCTCACTAATCCCCATTAACTCAGATACCTCTTTTTGAGTATAGCCCGTCTGCACTCTACAGGCTGATAGTCTCCACTTCATTTCAAAGAAACCCATATTACACCGCCCTTTCTGCTGTAAAGAGCTCCAGAGCCTCCGCTGGTACAAACTTTCTTACCGTAGGTACCAGTACCTCACGCTCTACAGATCCCAGCTTACCGCTCTGGATATTACGGTATATAGATCTCTCACTCATTCCCATCATTTCTGCCACCTCTGCTACTGTGTAGAGCTTTACCTCTACTACTGCGGAGAGTTCCTCTACAGGCTCTCCCAGCTTGCCTCTATACCAGAGCTTAAACTGCTCTCCAGCCTGTCCGATCATACGCCCAGCTAGGAGCTCACAGCCCAGATAAGTTACCCTGTAAGTAGCCTTTCTGCCCTCGCCCTCTAGGATAAAGTACTTAGGAGCATCCTCTCCCAGAGCCTCGCAGTACTTACGGATAGCTCTGAGTAGGTTATCATGCCTCTTTCCCAGCACTTCCGCCACATCTTTACTGCTAAAGAATTTCTCCATAATAGAAAAATACCTCCATTTCTTTTACGGTTAATTAACCTAATAAGAAATGGAGGTATTTTTTAGAGAGATTTTATAAAATTTTTTGCTTTCGATTAAAAGCCGTAATCTTTAGTGCTATTTGTGCCCGTTTCCGCCTCTGGGTTATCCTCTGCCTTAATGAGAGGATCTAAGTAGCCTGTGTTAATATCCCAGATCATAAGCACCTCTTTATTATTCATACCGTAACGGTTTTTCTTAACAGAGATCTTAAGAGTACCGTCTATCACACTAAGGGAGAGCACTCTGGTAGCGTTCTGCCCTACACCGTCACTCTCCGCCAAATCATGGAGCTCTGGGCTCTCTCCCTTTTTGCGGTTTTTAACCGCCTCACGGTTAGCCTGTGCCATGAGGAGTATAGGCTTTCCAATCTCCTTAGAAACCAGAAACAGATCCTCCGTGATATTGGTATAGGCAATTCTGGGAGTATCCGCTCTACGCTTATCACTCATAAGAGAGAGCTGATCCACTACTACCATATCCGCCCCATGCTTAAGGGCTAAACTCTTAATCTCGTCTGCATTAGGCTTACGCCCCTCAAAATCATCTGGAGTAACTACGATAAAACCGCTTTTTTGGGAGAGCTGGTTAATGTAGTTCTCATAATCCTCCTGTAGAAACTTTCCGCCATCTGTGCCCCGTTTCTCTCCCAGAGAGTGAGCACCGTTAAGGAGCCCCATATTGGAAAAGTGCTTATTGAGGGTATCAAATCTAAAGCCTACCATTTCCTTACTCATCTCTCCAGAGTAGAAAAGGATCTTATAGCCCAGTTTCCACGCTACTACTGCAAAGTATTCTCCGATCCATGTTTTACCTACATTAGTACGCCCTGTAACTACTACCAGTTCCTCTCCCCACAGCCAGCCGTTAGTAATCTCATCTAGCTTGTCAATGCCCGTAGGGATACCAATTAAGCCCTTAACCTCACATCTCTTTTTATACTCAGTTAAGCGATCCCTAGCATTAGCTACAATGTCATACCCATCCTTATTCCTACTAACAGGTACCGCTTTCTGGAGTGCCTCTAACTGATCCTTGATGTACTGGATAGCCTTAATACTATCCTCTCTTACTAAATCCGCTGTACTTTGGATAATGGGAGCCAGCTTAGTATAGGTATACGCCTCTTTGAGCTTATACACTAGGTAATCTGTACTCTCAGTAACCTCCAGCATTTGAAACTCTTTGAAACGCCCCAAAAAGGTAATTTTATCTGGCATCTGCTTATAGGTAGTATAGTGGTTAATGATAAACTCTACCTCATCCCTAGAGGTGAGAAACATCTCAGCTATAACTCCGTTAGCATGGAGGATCTCCAGATCTGGAGCATCCAGCACTTTACAGATTAAACTCTGCTCCACCATAGTTAAACCCTCCTATCTCCTCCAGTAATTTCTATCACCTGTGAGGCTCCCAGCACTCTACTAGAGATACGATCCCCCAGCTCCGCCTTAAGCTCCTCTGGGGAGAGGTTACTGGTATAAATCGTAGCCAGATCATTACTTACTCTGGTATTGATAATACTAACCATACGCTCTCTTACCCATTCGGTAACTCTTTCCGCCCCTATATCGTCAATGATGAGGAGTTTACACTCCCTTACCATAGAGAGTACCTGCTCAAAATCTGGATCCTTACTATCATAGTTATCTCTAAGATCCTCCAGAAAAGTAGGGAGGAATATGTAAAGCCCCTCATTTTCCAGCCCTGTATCAAAGGCTATCTTTCTAAAGTAGTGGCTCATAACCTTACACGCCCAGCTAGTCTTACCGTTACCTGTACTTTTTCCCCAGATATACAGCCCCTCTCCAGCCTCTACCTTTTCCAGTACGCTCTCCTTATACGCATTGAGAGCCTCAAAAGCTGGTATATCTACCTGCTCTGGCTTAAGAGGGATATTATATCTGTATTTCTCTGGGATCCTGCTTAAATTATACAGAGCCCTAAGCACTCTATACCCTCCGCACAGCTCACTACAGGCGGATCTATCTTTTTTACAGTATGCCTCTGCAAAACATCTCACTCCTGCATACCTCCTTAACCGTGATACCTAACTTAATCATGAAAAAAGCAAAAATTTAGAGGAGAGTTTTTAGCTCTCCTCTATACTCAGTAAACTAGCTCTTTACCGTCACTATCCTTAGCAGTTTCACCGCTCCACTTTTTACTAACCGCTGTAGCCCTTTTCTGCTGTCCGTACTTCTTAAGGGGATAAAGGGCTTTCCAGCCTTTATCTATACTCTGATCTACGATAGCCATAGCTAATACGGGATCCTCTCCAGCATTTTCCCTAAGTACCTCTGCAAACCCCATTACTGTAACAACCTTAGGAGTATAGTTTTTCCCTTTGCAATAGTTGAGGAATTTTTGTAGAGCCTCCCTTATATACTTATTCTCATCCCCACTAAGGATATCTGCATAGTTTGAGGGAGCTTGCTCCCCCTTTACCGTAGGTAAAGGATTATTTTCCTCTATATTATTATTTATATTATTGGGTAAAATTTTTTTACTACCCCCAGTAAAATTTTTTAACTGGGGTGGTAAAATTTCTTTACCTCCTGTAAAATCTGGTACTACCGCTGTGTATCTGTTGTAGATTACTCCGTTAATCTCATTACTCTCCTTAGTGAGGTATCCGCTCTCTACCAGATCCTTTAGCGTATTGATAACTGTAGGGCGTGAGGCTCCTAGCCATTCACACAGATAATTGATACTAGCGGTAAACTCTTGATGAGCCACCTGTGAAAACCCATAGATAATAGCGTATATATCTAAAGCATTTCCCCTTAGCCCTAACACATTCCTCATCCAGCCTTGTACCACATAGTAATTTTCATTCTGTACCATTGTTTTGCCCATGATATACCTCCAGTTTAAGGGGAGAGGCGTAGCCCCCCCCCTGTAAGTAGTTTATTCCATTTCAGAGATCACTTTTTCGATGTTATCGCATACCTCATCAAAAGCCTGTTTAATGATAGCTCCTCTCTGCGTAGGATCTGTGCCCCCGTCAATCATAAGGCTCATCCGTACAGTAGGCTTACACCAAATACCGCTCTTGTTTTGTACGCTCATGCCCAGCTCTACATCAATACCAGCTACTCTAGCGGTAAACTCACTCTTTGCCATTGTTTTTACCCTCCAACTTTTTAAGATTAGTTTCTCTCCGCTTAAGCCTCTTGTTTAGCTCTGATACGGAGCATCCGAATTTTCTAGCAAGCACCTTTTTATAGAGGAGCGTTCCCTCTTGCTTAGCCTTATTCCTTTCCAGCTTTCTCTTTATACTGCTCACGCTTATCCTTCTCCATATCCTTTACACTGAACCAAGCCTCTGCACCCGTTTCAATAGATTCCGATACAGGCTGAGGCTCAATGGTTACGGTCACCTTACAGCAATTACTCTTAAAGACGGGGAGCCCAGAGTTATGCCCGTAGGTATTTCCTACTCTGGTACCTAAGGCTGTAGAAATGATCTCATCCAGATCTCTGCCGTTTACAGTGAGCCCAAAACCGTGATCCTCTACCTGTGCGTTTGTGAATGTCAGTTTAAGCATTTTAGCTTACCTCCTGTTTTTTGATGGTACTTAACTTAATCCTAGGAGGGTAATAAATTTAGATAGGGAGGCAAGAATTTTTACTACTTTCCTCAAAAATGAGTAAAAAAAAAGAGGAGAGCTGTTACGCTCTCCTCAAAACTTAGGGTTATTTTTTTCTACGGTCTTTAGCTGGGAGATCTGCATAGGCTTTAATCTTTTCCAGCTCAGCATCTTTCCAGTATCTATACCCGTTAATATCTCTCACAGAGGGAGGAATAACTCCAGCATCCTCCCAGAGGCGGATAGTTTGAGTGGAAACGCCTACAAGATTTGCTACCTCTTTTCTGGTATAAACCCTCTCTCTAGTCTCTACATCTATTGTGATCACCTGCATAAGTGTATACCCCCTCTTTATATACCCCTAATATATCATATTTTCAGTAATTTGTAAAGTATTGTCTTAATATCTGCCTTAGATCCTTTTCCGTCTACTACTCTATCAAAGAGATCCTTATTTTCTAACAGGTACTCCTCCACGCCCTCATCTACAGAGCCCTTAGCTACCATAGAGATAACATTTACAGTACCAGCGGTACCGATACGATGAGCACGATCCTCCGCCTGTGCATTTTCTCCGCTATTCCATAGCTTATCTATAAAAAATACATAGGAGGCTTTATTAAGGGTTAATCCTGTACCCATAGCTCCGATAGTGCCAATAGCCAGCTTACAGCTAGGATCCGTCTGGAAACGCTTTACCTCTTTCTGTCTATCCTCTGGAGATACCTTACCTACGATATACACAGGATTATACTCCTGTAACGCCTCCTTATAGAGGCTGGCTACCTGCTCCCACTGGCTAAAGATTATAGCCTTATGCCCATTAGGGATTATCTCCTCAGCTAGCATATCCGCTATACGCTCCAGCTTAGCGTTATCCTCTGTAAACATCCCTCCTGTAAGCTGTCTAAGCCTCAAAGTACAGGAGAGCGGATTAACGGAGGCTAAGATGCTTTCCATATCCTCTATGATACCCTGCTCAATCTCTTTGTAGAGTTTCCGCTGTTTAGCCGTAAGCTCTACATACTCCGTAGAGTGGATCTTAGGAGGTAGATCCAGTACCTCCTCTTTCTTTCTGCGGAGCATAACCTTATTTAGCTCTGCATTAAGGCTCTCTAGGTTTTTGTGTCCTACTACTCGTTTATTATTAAAGCCTCCCATAACGCAGTACGCATTACGGAAACTATAAAAGCTCCGCTTTTCAACTCCCAGCCATGTAAGGATGTTCCAGAGATCCTCCGCCTTATTCATAGGGGTACCAGATAAGCCTATTTTAACGGGGCTCCTTAGCATTCTAAGAGCCGTACCCTGCTGGCTACTGCCATTCTTAGCCTTATGGATCTCATCCACGATAATACAGCCTATAAAGCCATCTTTGATACCTACATATATGGCATCTTGTACCGCCTCATTACGGAGGCTCTCAATATTGATTATAGCATAATACTCCGATCCTCTGAGCCACTCATTAAGAGCCTTTACTCTTAGAGGCATCGTTTTTTGATCCAGCATTACACTCTTTTCCTTAGAGTGAGTTTTAATTTCTGCCTCCCAGTTATATTTAACGGAGTTTACACCGCATACAATGAGGCACTTGCACAGATCTCTCTTTCGGGCTACGGTAATATCTATACTCTCCTTAGTTTTACCTAAGCCCTGCTCATCTCCTATAAGGAGCTCATCTCTCTCCATGCCGTAATTAAAAGCCTCTATTTGATGGGGGAGGGGAGTAGTGGTAAAATCAAACTCCACTATAGGCTTAATCCCTCTAAGCCTGTCCTGTGTAGCCTCTCTTTTATCCTCTATCTCCTTAGTTTTGAGGGCATCCATTACACCGCTGTTACTGTTGATGTTATGGAGCCCCAGCTTATCTACTAGGTTAGGGAGCTCATGAGCTGGGATCTCCCACGCTCTATCCTCTGGTAAGTATCTCCTCTCCGCTAGCTCTTTTATCTTAGCTACGGTAATAGGATCGTACTTAAAGGAAACCTTAAAGGCATCCTCAAAATAGGTACCCTTACCCAGTTTTTCAACTGATACCATAAAATAAACCTCCTGTGATTAGTATAATTAACCTAATCACAGGAGGTATATAATTTTAGATACCCCTTGTATAGTTCTAGGATATTTGCAACACTACGGGGAGCTCTCCTCCCATTGCTTTAACTACATAACTTTTTGCAGTATGTATAAACAAGTGTCCGCCTTCTTGGTGTCGAAGCACTTACTCTTCCCGAAGATCTGAATGTTCATACCGTACCTCCATTAAGCATAATCCTCTGGCAGGGGCGGTTTCCCCTGCGTCCTCCCGACAACGGGAGCGGAATAGGGCAGGAATGGTATCCGGGGACCGTTGACCCATACCTACCTCCAATACGGTCCCTACAAGGATCCGTACCATATTATATAGGAAGCCGTCTGCCCGTAGGGTGAAGATCAGCTCCTCTTCCTCTCGGCGGAGGCTGAATTCGTACAGCCTGCGGACGGAGGACTTCTTAAAGTGCTTGTTGGAACAGAAAGCAAGGAAATCATGGGTGCCCAAGCACAGCTCCATGGCTCGCTCCATTGCCTCTGTATCCAGCTCTTGGGGGACGGGAGCACGGTAGAGCCGCCCGAACACATCCGGCTTCTTGCTGTTCCAGATCCGATAGCA